AAAGGATGAACCGGCCATGTCAGACACACCGAACTCCGCTACATCGTCCATGTCGTCAACCTCGACAATGCCACCCTGCCGCCATTTAAGTTGCTTTTTGTTGACATTGGCCCCGCGCCGTACTTTAAACATGCGCCTGAGCAGGAAAGCGCGGAAATCAATCCTCATGTTGCGTTCAGTATTTAACTCGTCCTGCAAGTCCTCCAACATTTCCACAATACCCATGCCATAAAACTCATGCGGTACTGCCGTATAAACACCCTTCCGGTACGGCTTGCGCCTGTGCCAGTACGGATTTTCACCTTCGGCCGCAATATAGGCCCGGTTGATTATGACAACATGCTTGTTGTCCTCCCAATAGTGAGTTACGCGGTATAAAGCGTCCTCGTCACTTTCCGCTATCTGGTCGTCGGTAGTCGGTAAACCAACTTGTGACAGCCGGTAGTCGCGTGCCTCGTTCCTGTTTCTGTCTTTAGGCACCTTCTTCCAGTCAATCTTATAAACGCCCTGGTCTACAAGCCGCTGCAACTGCTCTTTGGTCTGAAACTCGTCATGGCCGCAGTAACGGGCATCGTCAATATCTTCCGCAGCCGGGTCCACATAAAAAAGGCCCAGATCAATAAATTTCAGATCCGGGTCGTCGTACTCTATTTCGTTTATTCTGACCGGTTGCCAGTCGGTAACGGCTTTACCGTATTCATCGTAAACGGGGATTTCTTCTCCCGTTAACGGGTCCGGCTCCGTTACCGGAAGAGGTTGTTTTTTGATTACCTCCCTCTGCTCCCATCTCCACCCCGTGTAGGCTATCGCAGTGCCATAGATGCAGCATTCCTTTAAGCCACCGTGAAACAGGTCGCGAACATCAAGCCTCTCATTCATCTGCCAATCAAGCATTACCTCCATGTTCTTAGCGTTAGAAAGGTCTGAAGGTTCTCTGTCGCGCACCGCAACATAAGGCCGGGCGGCAAACAGCGTTTCCACCAGGCGCGGCAGGATAGTTTCTACCTGAACAAAGGTATAAGGTATTGATATATTGCTTCTGTCGGTTACTGTCTGATTCGTCTGCAGGTCGATAAGCGCGTCCACATAGTTACGCCACCGTTTATAACACCTCGCCCACAGCTCTTTATAACTATTGTCCCTGTGCTTCTCTGCCGCTTCAATGCGGGTCAGATATTTGTTAAGATTTTTATTCGAGTCCTTTTTAGCCAATCAGTTCACCACCTTTAAGGGTAAGCCTCCAACACAGTTGTATCTTCACCAAGGGTTGGTTTATTTCTCCCAAAATAAAGTGAACAAGGGCGGTTGGGAGTACCGCCCACGGCTGCAGACCGTTGTTCACAAAAATTAAAAACGTCTAAATTGGCGCTTGTTTAGTAATTAGTCCGGCCAAACGCCACTTCATATTCCGGATCTTCTTCCTCTGTTTCTGTAAACGGAACCTCATAATTCGCATACAACCCGATAGCGGCAGAAACAACCCGGTCATCATAACAATCCTCTTGAGCATTCATCTTGCCTTTATCGTCACGGACATAAGTAAGCATTTCCTCAACAGTCTGCTTGCAGTTGACTTTAAATAAGCGCTCTCTGACACATTCCGCCAGTTTGTCTATCATCAATGGCTTAGTCTTGGGGTTTGTTTGCCAGCCATATTCCTGCCGCGCCTTGTTCGTTATCTTGTCAACAGAGCGCCTGCGATAAATGCGCCGATACTTCTTCTTCAGCGCCGATATGGTAGTTAAGCCATGATTATTAGCTTCAGGAGCAATAAAAGCCAGATTGTAGAATTTAGCCAGCCTGTATAATTCAGGATCTCCGAACAAATCAGGGTCGATATGCCCGTGCCATTGCGCCACCTGCTCCAAAGTCTTTCTGTCTATAACGTCAGCGCAGGAGTAGTCGCCGTGCGCTAATCCTTCCGCAACATCAACACCTATGATGTAATCCCTGCCATCCTCCGGCTTTTTCCAGATAGAAAGATAGCCTTTTTTCTGCTCCACAAACTGCACTCTACCGTCTTTCTCAACAAGGTTGCCCACCCACCGGGGGGGAGTGCACTCTTTAAGCATGGCACGCAGGGCAGACACGTTAAACACGGGACGCCCGGAAGAAAGAAAGCACTCTATGTCATTCGAAGGATACTCCTGCTTAAACTTCTCCGCGTCCCCGCCGCAGTTGTTGGCGATACACCAGCGCCGCCAAACAAGCTGCTCGTCGTCAAGGTTGTATAAGTCCTTTAATTCCCTTTCCTCCGCGTCTAAAACGAATCCTTCCGGTACAGACATCCGGTATTCGGGATGTTCAAACCAAGCGAAAAACAGGGGCGTAAAGTCATTCAACCCCTGTTTGGACAACTGCCACATATTATAAAAATAACCGCCTATACCGTTGGCGGTTGATTCTATGATAACCATCGTGTTTGGCGTGTTCGGCACCGCCTGCATCAAACCCAACATGACTTCTTCCGCGTTTTGCCAGAAGGCCAACTCGGAAACGTGCAGGTTGTGAATCGTGTCCGAACGCCCGGCCCCTTCAGAACCTGCAGTCTCAATCTTGATCTTGCTTCTAAGCCCCGGATTCGCCGCTTTTTCCCTGGCGTTTGCAGTAGGATTCTCAAACAGCAGTTCCTTGGCGTTGGAAGCCTTTTTCATCGGACGCAACTCGTCCAACATTTCCTCGTAATAGAGTTTGCTCATGTTGAACAAGTTGGTTGAAGCGTCGTCCTTGTGCGCCACAATCATACTGTTGGTTAGCTTGTGCATGGAAGTGTTATGAAAAAGCCGTCCTTCCGTAAAGGTTGAACAACCCATCTGCCGCGCTTTCAGGATAATGATGCGGACAGGCTTTCCTTCCGCTTTCTGGCGTTCAATCTCCGCGTTAATCTTCTTCTGCATATGGTTTAGATCAAGCGGTACGAGCTCCCCTGTTTTAGTGCGTATTTTAAGCACTCTCGGGGCGTAAAACTCAAAATCGTCCCGCAAGCGCCGCAGTTTTTCCTTGGCTTTTTCTGATATTTTTTGCTTTTTTGGAGGCATAAAATCACTTACTTTTTCTTCTTTGATTTTCCGGCTTTATCGTAAGCTATGGCTACGGCTTGTTTTTGAGGATAACCCTCGTTCACCAGTTTGCGTATATTGGAGCTAACCACCTTATTCGACGAACCTTTTTTGAGCGGCACAATATCACCTAACCTTTCTCCTGGGCACAGCTTTCCATTTCTCGCGTATATCGTCGCAAAATATGCGCTCTACATTCTCACGCCCCCGCTTGGGGGCGTTGTCATATGCGTTGACGTTCCATGCACTCCTGCTGCATCTGGCATCACCTGCCTTTTGGCACGTTTTTAAACCGCCTGGTATGTATTTCCCTGGCGGTAGCAATAGAAAAGGCGCTTGGCCCGCCAGGATAGCCAAACGCCTAATCCCGGTTGCTTAGGCCGGGAAAATTATTTTTTCTTTGGCAACATATTCGTAGTTATATCTCTTCTGATCCGCCTGAACCCGCTTTCCTCTTTTTTGTACTGTACTACTACCGAAGGGGAGAAAGCGCAGTCGGTATTAAACCGCTCATAATCACGCATATCATTCATGTTCTTCCCGTAGAAGGCTAAATTACAGTTAAAATGGTACTTGTGCGGCCTGCCCTTGCCTGCGCTAAACTTGCCTATTATACCCTTGTCGTGCAAGCTCGTAAGTGTCTCAGACACAAACCCCACGGACAAGTCAAGGTAACTTGCAATATCCCGCGCCGTCACAGCGTGCCCTTTTTCCGGATGTACCAACATGGTAGACTGCCAGTCAAGAAACACAAGCAAATCAAAAAGCAAGGCTTTTTCGCCTTGCTTCAATTCCTTGCCTTTGACCAGTTTTAAAAGGTTGGGCATCCATACCCTGACAAACGGAGGCTGTTCAAGCTCCCTTGGCTTTCTGGTTGTGTTTCTGTAGCCATGCGTGCCGCTGCCAACCCTTTCACCAGTTTCCTCGTCAGTAAACTCTCTTTTTATGCGCCCATCAGGCAGGATAGTTTCGTCCATTATTACTCTTTTTGTTCGTCTGGTAGTCAAATAATCACCGCCTAAAAGTTTGACCTTCCCTGACATAGTGTTCGCCAGCGTGAAAAAAGTGT